GTTCTTAGCTTTCGTGAAAAAACTGCTAACGAAGAACAGCAAACAATGGATAAGATCAAACAGTACGTAGATCAGATAATCAAAAACCGCAATGGCTCAATTGCTACACCGGCTATTCTAGATCAGCTTGAACATTATATAAAGGTGGATAAAGAGTGGCTACGTGAAAGAGAAGAAATAATACTAGACATTATTGAAAAGGCAAGACAAGCATTTCAGCCACAACATTATAACGATGTCCAGGTTGAACAATTAACTAGAACAGATGACCCATCTAAGGGCGAGAAAGAAGCTCCTCCTTTTCTTCCACCAGCAGCCGCACCGGTTTAAGTATGGTGGTTAATGCAAAAGAAAACACTTTACGTATCTTCTGATGAAAGTTTTCGCAAATTATTTTCCGANNNGGTAATGGTTGGAAGTTTATGGCTGATATTTATCGTTATATCGCCTTAAAAGCAATTAACCCAGACGGTAAACCGATCGTTATTCTCAAAGGTCGTCAGGTCGGCGCTACAGTTATGGCCGGCGCACTTGATTTATACTTCACCGCAAGCGGATTATTTGGCGGTACTGGTTATCGTCCAATTACAGTTTTGCATTGCTTTCCAGATCTCGGTCGCGCCAAGAAATTTTCTCAAGTCAAGTTAGATGCTCTAATCAGTAGTTCTACCGGCGATTATATCAATCAGCAAAAGATTGGCTATAACCCAAAAACCAAAAAGATCTCCTCTGATAAGCCAGATAATATCACTCTCAAACAATTTAAAGGTGGTTGCAATCTATGGATTGAAAGTCTTGGTGTAGATGCTGATCGTATCCGTGGTATTACCTGCGACGCCATCTTTTTTGATGAGGTTCAAGATATGTCGCAAACGGCTATCGGCGTTGCTCTTAAAACGCTCACTGCAGCTAAATACGGTGGAGCAGGTAAGGGTATTCAGGTTTATTTCGGAACACCAAAGCAAAAAGGCAGCTATTTCGAAAGCGGCTTATGGGAGCAATCCGATAAAAGATATTATTTCTTAGGTTGCACAAATAAAGAATGCGGCGAATATTTTATGTTATCCACACCGGGTAGCGAAGAATGGAAGAACATTTGGCTTCACGGACAAACAATTAAGTGTCCAAAATGTGGGCACGAGGATGATAAAAGAGTTCTTGTAGAAAACGGCAAATGGATGCCAACCGAACCATATGATAAAGAAGGAAAAGAGAAAAAGTTTATTGGTTACCACATAAGTCAATTATATGTCCCCTACCTTGATAAAGATTATATTTTAGATCAACATCCTGATTACAACAAAGCATCATCTGAGAGGATATATTATAATGAAGCAATAGGAGAGTTTTATTCTGGAAATGATATGCCTATTTCCAGACAAGAAATTGAAGAATTATGTAGAGATTCTAATCGTTATTTTGCCAAAAGCATCCAGAAAAATGAAAGAAAAGCCTGGATGGGTATAGATTGGGGCGGCAAGGTGGATGAAGAAAACTCTAGTGGCGGACAATCATATTCGTGCGTTTGCATTCTTTCTGCCGATAGTACAGGAATAATTAATATTGAGTTCGCTTATAGATTAAAAAGAAATGATTTTCAACACAAAATGGAGTTTGTTAAACAAATGTTTAAAAACTATAATCTTCAGCTCGCAGTAGCGGACTATGGTTATGGTCATGATATTTGTAATGAATTACAGAAGATTTATGGAAATAGGTTTATCGCGGCAGAAACCAGCGGCACTATGAAAAAGAGTGTTACTTATGATCCTAATCAATTAAGAGTTCATTGGAATAAAGATTATTATATTGAGGAACTTTTCGATTTGATGCGAAAAGGCAAAGTAAGGTTTCCGTGGAAAAGCTTTGAGCATATGGATTGGCTCATCGATCATATTACTTCTATGGAAGTCCAGCATACAATGGTAGGTGGTATGCCTAGAAAGAAATATATTAAAGGCGCAATGCCTAACGATGGTTTTATGGCGTTGATTTACGCATATCTCGCGTATAAGTTTGAGATGTCGAGAGGTTTTAGTGTTAATCTAAATAATCCAGCACAAAACTCTATCGCATTGCCCAAGCTCGCATACTTACCTAAACTTAAATAAACTTCGTGTTGAGGAACAACTATGGCAGATAAGTATAACGATAAGGGTGAAAAAATCCCCGCAACTAATAAAAACGAAAAATCTTCAGCATCTATCGGTGCGAGTTTTAAAGTATCAAATAACTCCGTGTTACGCACACAGAGAACTACATCGGGTGCAAGTAAAGAAGATTTCTCTATGAGTGCTCTTAAGAAACTTACAGATGTTCGTAAGGCACAAATTACAGAAGTATTGGAAAAAAGGACTAATGGAGCCGGCAAAGAACCATTAAATTATGGCGTTATTGGCATTCATAGCAATCCCAAGAAAAGAATGGAGGCAGATTACAAGCGCGCCCTTGAGACTGCACCAAGCCTGAAGAAGCTCGCTGATAGTGGTGTTGCTGGTGATTTTAGCATCGGTCATATGGGCGGCGGTGGTCGTGGTGTTGATAGAGCAATTCCGGAAATATATTCGCCACTATTCCAGGTAGCTAACTTAAATCTTCCTCGCGATAGAATGACAATGAATGCGTGGAATAGAAACTTTTTCGATACGCATCCAATTGTAAGAAATGCAATCACACTTCACGCAACATATCCTATTTCAAAGATCAACGTCAAGTGTAAACACCGCAAAGTAGAACAATTCTTTAATGACATGGCAGAACGCATCGATTTATTTGATGCTATCGCTGGCGTTTCGTTTGAGTTCTGGAAAATGGGTGAAGCCTTTCCTTATGCTGAATTAGATGAAAATAATGGTATTTGGTCAAGTATTGTTGTTCAGAATCCAGACTATATTACGGTGAAAAAGTCCGGCGCATCCAACATTCCAGTTATTTCTTTGCGTCCAGATGAAGTTTTGAAAAAGATTGTTACAAGCAATCATCCTGCTGATGTTAAGTTACGTCAACAGATCCCAGACAATATTATTCATCATATCCGTAAGAATGAACCAATTCCTTTAGATAATTTCAATGTTTCGCACTTGAAAATGATGAGTTCTCCGTATGATATTCGTGGTACATCAATTATTGTAAGTTGCTATAAAGATTTAATGCTTTATGATAAACTTCGTGAATGTAAGTTCGCTCAGGCAGATAGCCTGGTAAACCCAATTACACTTATCAGCGTTGGTGGTTCTGGTGAGGGCGAGTTTCACCCAACAGACGCACAACTTGAAGCTTATCGTCAAATCTTTGAAGAAGCGCAGTGGGATAAAGATTTCAAAATTGTTACCCATGCTGCCGTTAAGGTTGAAAGAGTTGGCGCATCCGGCGCAATTCTTGATACGCAAAATGATTTTAATTTTATTCGTGAGAACCTTTATGCTGGCCTGATGGTTCCAAAATCAATTATGGATACTGAAGGAACAGCTTATGCTTCAGCATCAGTCGGTCTTGAAGTTCTTCGTACTCGCTACATCACTTTCCGTAATATGTTGGAGAAGTGGCTAGAAAAGAAGATTTTCGCACCTATTTCACAAATCCAGGGCTTTTTTGAATACCGCAATGGCGAAAAAGTATTAATTGTTCCGGAAGTAGATTGGAACCATATTAACCTTTATGATCTAAATGATTACATCCAGGCACTCGGCGCGTACGTTGAAAAGAGCCAGATCTCCGTTCACACCCTATATCGTTCACTTGGTTTGAACTGGGAAGAAGAGCAAAGACTTATTCGTGAAGAAATGGTTCGTGGCGCAATTATGGCTAAGGAACAGAATGAGCTTAAGAATATGAGTCTAGTTGAACTTCGTGCTCTCGATCCAGACGAGCCAATTGTTGAGAGTAGCAAGGAAAAAGAAACCGTTCCGGGTGAAACTCCTGGCGGCGGCGAAGAAGGTGGTGGAGACGAGGGTAGTATGGCATTACCAGATCTTAATCCTCCCGGCGGGGACGAAGGTGCTCCGCCGGCCGTTGAAGTTCCAGGCGCACCTGGTCCAGAAGCAGATAGTGGAGAGTCCGGGGGCGGTGCTTCTGGGCCAGAAACACCAGCTGCGCCAATCGGTAGTGGTGAGCCTCCAAAGTAAGGATAATTTATGAACGGCAATCTCATATATTTTAATATTAAAAGGCAAATTAAAAAGATATATAGTTTGGGCTTAAAGGCTATTCAGCGTAAAGACCAAAAATATATTAATTTACTACTATTAAACTTAGACGAGTTAGAATGCGATCTCACTAATAAATGTACAGAATCATTTACTTTGCATTTATTGAAAAAGGATATAGATGAGATGCGCCATCTTTTAACTACGAGATTACAAAAGAAAGTCCAAGAGGACGCCGCATATGAAAAAAAGAGCAGAAGAAATCTTCAATCTTGAAATCAAGAATACTATAACTGCCCCTACAATTAATCATGCAGAACAGTCTATTGAAAAACTAATTGCACTTGCCGGCATTTTAGATGCAATGGGTGCAACAGCAGATGCCGATCGCGTTGATGCATTTCTCAAAGAAGCCGGCGGATTGATGGATTTCTTTTCTGGCTTCCTTGGTGGCGGCGCTACGACCAAGAACGAAGAAGGAGACTATTTCGCTAAAACATTCTTAGACGCTGCCCGCGGTGGCGATTGGAGTAAAGTTCTTAGCAAGGAAACTCTAGTTCCTGTTCTTACTCATGCAATTACGGCCGGTGCAATTAGCTCAATCACAGGTGAAATCATTGAAGTTCTTGCTCAAAAGGTTCCTGGATTTACACTAATCAAGGATGCACCTTTCACAAAGGCAGCAATTAGTGGCGCCCTAACATATGCTATTACAAAGTCAGATTTTGTTTCAAAGCTTATCGATGGTCTTACTGATGAAGTTGGAAAAGTATTTGGTATGCAACCTAAGCATCAGAATGTTCCAATGACTGCAAAACCCGTTGCGCCAACACCGACTCCAGCTTCAACTCAGCCTGTCGCAATTGAGCAGCCAAAGCAACCAGCGGGAGAAGGCTCATCAACACAATCATTCCAGGTGGCTGCACCAGGAGCTAAGATCTAATGGAAAACAAAGAATTAGTCGATATGCTATGTGTTGCATATGCCAAGGAAATGAAGGCATATCATGGCTACCTTCATGCTTATGTAACTGTTACTGGTCCAATGCAAACAGTATATGGTGAGATTTACGAAAGCTTTATGGAAAGAGAAATGCATCATCTCGAAGAACTTGGCAAAAAGATTGTTGCAATGGGAGGAATGCCTCCAATTGAATATCCATCTATTAAAGAAGTCGCCGCAGCAATTTATAAGGGATATGATGAGACACTGACTGTTCTTCAAAATGCGGAAATTGAAACCCTCGAAATGTATAAAAAGATTCACGCCGCAGCTGATGCGGCGGGAGATTTGCCACTAGTTCTTCTTATTGAAGAGATTATGCAGGAAGAAGAAGAACATCACGATGAATTGGAACGCACTCTTCTTGACGTTCCAAAAGATGATATTGAAGAAAAACACGATGAATTGGAAATTATAGCCCGTGAGATTCGCCAATTAAAATTAGCAAGGCTCTTTAAGTAAGGAGATTGCAATGTCTATAAGAATATCTAAGCGTGTAAAGCATCGTCTGCCAATGGTTACACCTGGCCTGCGCGATAATGATATTTTACCGAGTAGCGGGGGAGCTTCTAACTCTGGCATTACTCTTGATTATAGTGCCATAAATATGGGTGGGATAGATAATGGCATTCCATATAATCACACAGATGATGGTTATGTCGAAGAAAATGATGTTGACGATGATGATAATAAAGGACGCGGTTCATTTGTTGGTAGCAAAGAGGAAGGTTTCGCATTTCGTCATAACTTAGACTATGGTTCAACAGCAAATCTTACTGCATTAATTATTAAAGGTAATGCCAAGTTTGTAATGAATAATGCTACTGCTGAAGAGTTTTATGAGACAATCGCTAGTTATTTACGTAGTCTTGGCTATAAAGTTTCGTTTGACGTTTCTGAGACTAGAGAACTACTTCATAAGGCTAATCTGATAATTGGTCATAGCAATGGATTATATAAATTAAATCGCTGTAAAGACGATATTAAACTTATTGCCATTGGCGCTATTCCTGAAAAAGCCACTAATTCTAAAATTGTATTTGCTAATCATCCTGTAGATGAAGAATATTTAAAAAAATGCCATTATAGGAATCGGTATGATTATCCAATTTCTGAACATTTTATTTTTACAGATGAGATGAGAGAAGTAATTAATTCTGCTACAATAGATATTCTTAAAGAAGCCTTTCCAGATTGGCAACAATACAATAATTCTCAGATGTATGAACAGGTTAATGAGAGGCCAGATTCTTTTACAACGCCACATTTTAATATGTGGAATACTTATTATGCTGCCGATGATGCATATGAAGGCAAATCGTTAGCTGACCTAAAAGCTATTCTACCAAAGCTTGCCAATGCAGCACAAAACGTTTATGACAATTGGATTCAAGATGAAGATGATGATCTAAACGGCG